GTTAGTTGCGGCTGCATACTGAATGGCTAGACCTTGGAAGATAGCGTCAAGGGTGTTGACCTGTGAACGCTGAACATACTGCTTGGTGAATGAGGTGTAACCACCGTAGGTCTGCACGGCAGCCGAATTGCGTAAGACTATTCTTGAAATCAGCCGACACTTGAACGGTTCGGCACCAGAGTTTGACCCTCTGGCCGAAATGCTAAAAAGGTAATGCAACTACCAGCCCGGTTTACTCCCCCGCTATCGCCCAACTTTCCGACCGATGGCGACCGCCTTATTGAACTAATTGAAATGTGCTGGGTTACGCCTGAAACCGATAAACCAATCAAACTTGATGAATGGCAAAAATGGTTATTGCGTGCGATGCTTGAGCGTTACCCTGATGACCACCCTGAACATCCTGCCGAATTACGATATCGCCAAATCGTTTGCAGCATGGGAAGGCAAAACGGCAAATCGGTGCTCGGGGGTTCGCTCGCTCTGGAAGCACTTGCATTCAGACGCGGTGACTGCCTTTCGCTAGCATCTTCACGCGAGCAGGCATCGATTATTTACTCCCGCGTAAAGCACGTCATTGACTCAACCCCTTGGCTTGCTAAACGCTTTAAAAAAACAACCGAAACTCGCGGTCTAGCAAAGACTGACGGAAGTGGCAAATACAATGTGAGCCCAGCGCGAGAAAGTTCCTTGCAAGGTATCACTATTGGCGGCCGTTGCATTCTTGATGAGGGTCATTTGGCTAAACGCGGCATTTGGACCGCATCCGTAAAAGGAACCTCAGCAACCAATGGTCAAGTCGTAATGATTACCACAGCAGGTGACCAAGAATCACAAACACTTATTGACCTTTATCGGTCAGCCGAACAAGCCATCGCAGGCGACCCCAAACTTGAACGCTTTGGTGCTTTCATTTGGGAAGCCCCAGCCAACTCGGAACTTGATGACCCTAAAGCAATCAAGGCAGCCAACCCAGCGGTTGAAGCCGGGCGCATTCCTATTGAACGAGTATTGCAAGACATAGCCACCCAGCCCGAACATGAAGTGCGCCGTTACACGCTTAATCAGTTCATTAGTGGAGTGCGCGAAACTTGGTTGCCGGGCGAGTTGTTTAGAAGGGCATCAGGCTCAGGGATTGAAAACCTTGAAAACGCTATCCTTGGCATCGACGTGACACGCAACTTTGAACATGCCACTATCGCGGCCGCTAAACGAGTGGGAGATAACTTCCAAACCGAACTTGTGGCATCGCTAGTAAATCCAACCGAAGATAAACTTGTTGACCTAATCGTTCAAATCTGCCGAAAGCAAGCCATCAACGCTGTTGCTCTTGATGACCGAGGAATGCACTCGCTCCATCGAAAACTTAAAGACAAAGGCATCACAGTTTGGAACTTGTGGAATAAAGAAATAAACACCGCTTGCATGACCGCTTATTCGATGTTTGCTAACGGTCGCGTGACTCACAACAATGACCCATTGCTTGTTGTGCAAAACGGTCAGGCAGTTGCTAAGTATGTCGGAGAATATTGGCAAATCTCACGCAAAGACTCAATTGGTGATGTCGATGCTTTGCTTGCTACTGTATGGGCGTTGCATGTTGCTAACGCACAAACAATGTCTGGCGTGGGAGTATACTAGAAACGACACACGCACCATGCCCAAATGTTACGAATCGGTCAAATCGTTATAGGGTTGTTACATGGCCTCACTTTGGCAAAGATTGACCGGCAACGTTCCAATTGAACGTCGTGCCGCTGTTCCCAACATTCCTGTTCGTGCAGATACTTACGTCAGCACTTCCACCGCGCTTTCTTTAGCATCGGTTTATCGTGCCATTCAGATTATCGCAACTCCAATTTCTAAGGCTCTGCCACTAGAAACTTATCGTTACGGTGGGGGTCTTGAGCAAAAGATTGAAAACCCAGTCTTAGTAAACAACCCGTCACTTTCAGAGTCGCGCAAAGACTTTATCTTTTCAACTGTTACCAGCCTCGCAATCAACGGCGAAGCCTACTGGTTCAAGTCATACGACTCACGCGGCCAAGTAAACGACCTAACTGCCCTCGACCCGACCACAATTAGCCCACGACTCGACGGCATCAACGGCATGACTGGTCAAAAAGTATTTGACTACATGGGCAAAACTTACACCCTGCGCGAAATTGAACACATGCGCCTATTCACTACCGTTGGCAATCTACGAGGTTTAGGTCCAATTCAGGCGGCTGGCAACGACATCGCTACCGCATTAGACTTGCGCAATTTTGCAAGCACTTGGTTTGCTTCTGGTGGAGTGCCAACAGGCGTTTTGAAAACTGGCAAAATGCTTACCAAAGACCAAGCCGACGAGATTACAACGAACTGGCACACCAAGCAGGCGACTAGACAACTAGCGGTGCTCAGCGAGGGCTTCGATTATCAGGCCATCAACGCTACGCCGCAGGACTTAATGTTCACCAATGTCGCAGCACAGTCAACGCAGACAATCGCTCGCTTGTTTGGTGTGCCAGCCCGCCTTTTGCTGACAGGCATTGACGGTTCAAGCGACACCTACTCAAACTTAAGCGACGAGCAACAGACGTTCTACCGTCACACCCTGATGGCTTACACCAACGCCATTGAGGATGCTCTAAGCAACTGCTTGCCACGTGGCACTTCAGTCAAATTTAACTATGAAGGTCTTTACAAGGCAGACATGAAAACTCGCTGGGAAATGTATGACATCGCTACCGGTGGTGTTGCTTGGCTAACGCCTGAAGAAGTCCGAGCAAAGGAAGGTCTATAAATGGACATTGAAACACGCGAAATTGAAATGCGCCTAGATGACGAAGATGGCACAATTCGTGGCATTGCCGTTCCTTACGGTGAGCCAGCCAACATCGGCGGGGCATACGAGGAACGCTTTGCGCCGGGTGCTATTCGCTCAGTCGAAGATGTGAAAATCTATTACGGTCACCAACACGATGACTTGCCTATCGGTCGAGTTCTCGAAGGTCGCGACACCGAGGCTGGCTTTGAAATTGTAGCCAAACTTACTAAAGGCGTTCAGCGCGCCGATGAAACGCTTGCGCTCATGCGTGACGGCGTTCTCAACAGATTCTCGGTCGGTTTCGTACCGGTCGAGCAGACTCGTGAAGGCAACGTCGTCACGAGAACCCTCGTTGACCTCAAAGAGGTCAGCGTTGTATCATTCCCAGCCTATTCAGGCGCGGAAATCACCCAAGTTCGTGAGGAACAGGAACCAGCCGAGGCTGAAACTGAACCGACCGACGACATCCAAGAAAGTGAGAGTTCATTGTCTGAAAACATTGACCTCGATGTTCGCGCGATTCAGGATGAACTCGTAGAAGTTCGTCGTCTAGTCGAGGCTGGCATCACGCCACAGACCCCTGTGGCACCTGCTCACGCAAAGTTCCGCAGCATTGGTGAGTTTGCAAAGGCACTAAGCACCGGCGACTCTGACGCAATTGAGGCTGCACGCGCAGCATCGACCTCGGCAGACGCTGGCATCGTTCCACCTTATTTCGGTTACATCAACACCCTTATCGCCAACAACCGCCCAACCCTAAACGCTTTCTCGCGTGCAGCGTTGCCAGCAACTGGCGTAACTGTTGAGTATGCAACCATCGACAGCAACACTCTTGCTGTTGGTGTCCAAGACCCTGAAGGTGAAGCACTATCGTTCGGTAACCTAACCTTCGAGGTTGTTTCGGCTGACGTGCAGACCTACGGTGGTTACACCTCATTCACCAAGCAGTATGTTCAGCGTTCACAGGTCAACACCCTTGACGCTATCTTCCAAGGTCTAGCCATTCAGTATGCAGCCGCAACTAACGCTCGCGTTGTTGCCGTTCTTGCTGGCTCAGACTGGACCGGTAAGGTATTTGACGCTGACGGTGGAACTGCATCATCACTTGCTGAAGGTATTGCTAACGGTGCCGCCTACATCTACACCAACAGCGGTCTACGCCCAGAGTTCATCTTGGCATCGACCGACTCATACGTGAAGATTGTCAAGGTTGCAGCAGGCGACGGCCGCCCAGTCCTAGCCCTAAACGGCGACGGAAGCAACACCATCGGTTCGGCTAACATTCCAGGTCTTGCCGGCTCAGTATTCGGCCTACCAGTAATCGTTGACCCACAGTTGGCTGAAGGGACCGTTTACCTTGCTAACTCGGCTGCAATTTTGTCGATGGAGTCTGGCAGCACTTCCCTGACCGACGGTGACATCACCACGCTCACGGATTCTGTAAGCCTTTACGGTTACATGGCTGTTGCTAAGCCTCGCATGGGTGCAATCGTCAAACTTGACGTAACCGCTTAGGCGAAATCATGGCTGTGACGCTTCAACAGTTTAAAGATTACGTTGGCACTAAAGACGAGGGTGATTTCCCTCAGCGTTGTTTAGACGCTGGCTTGGCTGAAGTCAACCTAATGATTGGCGAGGTCACAACTGTGCCTGCCGTCATTAAAGACGTCTGTGTGCTACAAGTAGCCTCTGAACATTGGAACCGTCGCAATGCCCCAAGTGGTATCGCTCAGTTCGCTGACGGCTCGGGGCAGGGGATGAGAGTATCTCTCGACACTAAACGGTCGATTTACGCTCAACTCCTGCCCTACTTGGGTTGGTCTGTATGAGTGAAGTTGGTGCGGCTAAGGCAGAGTTGGCTTTGACGCTTCAGGCGGCAAGTCTTGATGTCTATGATTACATTCCCGAACGTGTGACCCCACCTGTGGTCGTCATTCGTTCAGGTAGCCCCTACATGACGCCATCAAGCGTTGGTCAAGAGTTCTTGGTCAACCTTGAGTTGCAAGTCATTGCGGGGTTCGCAACTAACGAAACAACCACCGACGACCTTGATGACCTCATTGAGGCAACAATCAACGCATTACCAGCCGACGCAGGTTTCAAAGATGTTTCACAGCCATACACGCTTGTTGTGAACGGTAACGACTTCTTGGCAACCACAATCGGCATTGACTTACAAATCTCAATCTAAGAAAGGTTCGAACCGATGCCAGCATCAACCAGAATCAAAGCAACAAACATCAAGTTCATCATTGACGGCGACGAGTTCTCATGCGACGCTGACATGATTGAACTGACCCTAGCCGACGCACCGGGTGGCCAGCGAACCTTCTGTGAGGTTCAGGCACTTCAGGAGTGGAAGTTGAGCATGAACGGTATCGCTTCAGGCGACTCCACCTCGCTTTACCAACTACTATTTGCTAACTATGGCACCGAGGTTGTATTCTCGGTTGCCCCACAGGGTAACACCACCGCAACCAGCAGCGCACCGATTTACGAGGGAACCGTCATCTTTGACCAGTTGCCACCACTATCGTTGACCGCTGGTGAAATCATGTCGTTTACTGTTGAACTAACAGTAAGCAACTCAGTTCACACCCCTGCCGCTACTCCACCGATTTACTTCGGTCTTAAGAAAAAGACTAGTTAGTAATCGTGGCTCGGGAATCAGTCTCGGGCGGCTCTGTTCGCGTCGAGGGGCTGAGGGAAACAAACAAAGCCCTTCAGTCTCTTGGTGCGGATAGAAAAGAAATCCAAAACGCAAACTTTCAAGCCGCTGAGACTCTAATCAAAGCAGCGCGCCCTCTTGTTCCCGTTCGCACCGGTGCACTTCTTGGGACACTAAAAGCCTCACGGTCAATGAATTATGCCGCTGCTAGGGCTGGACTTGCCAGAGTTCCATACGCGAACCCGATTCATTGGGGTTGGTCTATTGTCGGTGATTCCCACAAGGGCGTTTTGTCGCCGGGCACAATCCGAAACATTAGACCGCAGCCATTCTTTTCTGAAGCGTTGGGTTACACTAAAGATGAAATTATTGCGAACTATGAACGCGATATGCAACAACTATCAAACAAATACGGATTCGGAGCAAACTAATGGCACTTATTGATTTCAACAGCATGACCCTCAACGAAGTCGAGGAAATTGAATTGTTGGCAGGCAAAAGCATTGAATCACTTATGGAAGATGGCGCACCACGTGGTCGCGCACTTAAAGCAATCATTTGGGTGATGAAGCGTCGCGAGGACCCAAACTTTACTTTTGAACAGGCTGGGGCATTGTCCCTGGCTGAAGCAACTGCGATTTTTACAGGTGACCCAGAAGACCCAAAAGACTAATCAGGAAGGAACAAGCCCAGCGAATGGCGCAGTTCTGTATGGCAACGGGTGTCAGCCCAAGCGAATACAGGTCTTTGACAATCGATGAAGTGTCTGAGTTTATCAGCGCGTATTCAAAGGGCTTAGGTGCAAAACAATGGCCGCCAATCTAGTATTCAAGTTTCTAGCCAATGATGCGGGTCTAAAAAAAGGTATTCGTGACTCAAAACAGCAACTTGGTTCATTTGAGTCTGTAACGAAGAAGATTGGCAAATCAGTAAAAGGCGCGCTGGGCGGGCTTGGTGTTGCTGTTGGTATTGGTGCCATTGTTACTAGCCTGACTCAAGCAACCAAGGCGGCCGCTGCCGATGCTAAAGAACAAAAACTTCTTGCTAATCAGTTACGCAATACGGTTGGTGCTACTGACGAACAGATTTTTGCTAACGAAAAATACGTCAAAAGCCTTTCTCTAGCGTCAGGTATCGCAGATTCAGAGTTGCGCCCGGCTCTGGCAAACGCTGTGCGTGCCACAGGTAGCCTCACAACTGCGCAGGATTTGTTGCAAGTCGGTTTGGATGGCGCAGCACAGTCTGGCAAGGGTCTAAACACTTACATGGCGGCTTTGACTAAAGCCCAAAACGGAAACTATACGGCCCTATACAAACTTGAACCACAGTTGAAAAAAACTGGTGGAAGTATTGACGATTTTGCGGAATCAGTCAAGAACGCTGCAAAGGAAAACGCTGACCCATTTGCCAGATTCAATATTGCAATCAGCGAAATTTGGGAAGGCATTGGCACAATGTTGTTGCCTATTGTTGAGAAACTTGCCAACTTTATAACTGATGTTGTCTACCCAGCATTTGACAAATTCTTTACTGACATGAACGACCCAAACACTTTCACGGGTCAGGTCTTTACGCTTATCGGTGAAGCGATGACCAGCATTGGTGAAACGGCTGAAACAGTTTGGGAAACCTTTGCCGAGTTGTTTAAGGGTTTGGGCATTGACTGGGCTGACATCATGAAGGGCTTTCTTGTTTGGCTCAAGCAAACCACTACGCAAATTCAAGTCTTGGGTCTTTTTATTACTGGCACGACCGAATCACTTTCAAACTTTGCAAAGATTCAAACCGCAATTCTAAAAGGCGATTGGGATACGGCTGGAACACTTTTTTCAAAGAATGCTGAAATAGGCGCAGATTACTATAAAGAAGCAATTGCACTAATAAAAGAAGCCGATGCTTACGACCCTCAAATCATGCCAAGCGATTGGAAGATGCCAGAGAACCCGTTTGGTGACTGGTTGGATACTGTCGACGATACTGTTGACGACGCATTCGAAAAGATGCTGGAGAGGCTAAAAAAGGCGGCCGCTAAAATCCAAGAGTATGCAACATCATTCAGAGATTCAATAGATTTTGCTTTGGGTCTAAATCAAACTGGAACCCGTTTTAGTGCTGAACGTTTTGTGCGCCAACTACAACGCGCGGTGGATGCGGCTAAAAAGTTGCCGGGACTCCTTAACCAGATTTATGCAGGCAAGACCACAGGCTCGACCGCCATCATTAGCCAACTAAAAACAATGGACCCAGTACAAGCAACAACTATTGCTGAGGGCTTGCTGTCAAGTGGTCAACTACAAAACATTGGTTCACTACGCAATCAGTTAAGCGTTGCCGGTATGCAAACCGCTACCGCTGGAACGGCTTACACCATTAACATCAACAAAGCAAACGTGAGCCCTACCGAGATTGTCAACTTGATTAAGGCTTACGAGCGTAGTACAGGCAAGAAGGTGCTTCTTGGCTAACGACGTTTTTGACATTGCCTCAGATGTTGAGGTATCCATTTTTACTTTTGCATCTGACGTTTTCATTTGGGGCGTAAC